TATACGAGCAGGTAATAAGCGATTACGAGTAAAATTTGAGATTGGATCATGGCAGAAGCACTGAATCCCTTCAAGAGTAAAATCGATAGATTGATTGAGAATCTTTTTGATCTTTTTTGGTGAATAGTAGATGTTTGAATTTGAATGTTTCATCATATGTAATACCTCCTAAAAAATACATCTACTAAAAAGGGCTAGTAATGAATATTTTGCTATTCATTACTAGCCACACGATTCTCACTATTTGTCAATAGCTAAATAAAAAAGTCTCTTTAAATTACATTAAAGAGCTTTTTCAGTATTTTAATGCCTAACTTAATGACATTGCTGTTTTTGGATCTCTTTTTATTCTTGCCATATTTCATTAACCTCCATATTTTTAATTTTGATAATAAGAAAAGTGTGCAGCAGTAATATAACACATATTACTTACACACTTTATTTTACACTCCCATCGAGAATGTGTATTTATTACTTTAAAAGTAATTTATGCTTTTATTATATCTTCAACAAGCATTTCCAAGTATTTTTACCAACAATACCATCAACATTTTGATTACTAAAACCTTGATTATTACATTCTGATTGTAAACGGGCTATCCAATTATCAATGTTATCTACTTGCTGGTATTCGATATAAGGACTTTTTCCATGTTTTAACCATTTTCTCTCTTTTTGACCATTGCTAATATTTTTACAGGTTGTGATTTGTACTCCATTATTCCATTTCGGTGTAGCCTCAATTACGTAACCATTACCTATATAAATACCCATATGCCCTTTTATCCACACTATTTCCCCCACTTCAATATTACTGAAATCATTACTTACATTTAAACAATTTGAAATAATTGTATCTGCATTTTGATCTAATACACCATTTGATGCATATTTACCATTTTCTGGATAGCCCCAAAGAATGCCTTTTAGTAAACCACTACAATCCCATTGTCTTTTCCCATTTGTTTTTTTATTACCAAATGTTCCTAATTTATATTCTGTAGCACTATTAGCCACAGACTTTACTTTTTCTACTAATTGCATAGCTGTCATTATCATCTTATTTTTCTTCCTTATTAATCATTTTATCCGCGACCTCTAATCCTTTAGTAAATATCATCGGAATATTATAGCCAGCTTCTACTAAATTCTCTACAATACTTCTAAGTTCATTTATTGCTAGAGAGGCTAACACGAACCATCCTAACAATGTCGTAATTTCTAGATCAATTCCTAAAGTATTTCCAATTTCAATAAACAAAACAGATGCCAAAAATGAGATCAGAATTATAATCCAATATCCAAATTTCTTTAAAAGACCCTTTAACCCCACTACAGAGTTTATTCTATTACTCATTTTAGATTTCATCCAGCCTGTCATATAATCAATAACATTGAATAACAAAAAAATCGCAAATAGAATCCAATGTTCTCCAAAAATAAAACTTAGAAATGCTACAATCGCACCTACAACTGCATTATATTTATCCATATAATTTAAGTTTTCTAAAAAATTCATTTTTTATCCTCTCTATTTTTATATTTATAATTATTTTTATCTTATATCATTCATTTAAAATATTATAAAATTACAAAGTTACCCTAAAGATTTTTATGCTTCCAATACCCGCCAGCAAAAATACTATTTATATAATATAAACTGCATCTCCAAATTTTAGCTATACTGGAAATTCGACATTAACTCTTCTATTTCTAATGTTACATTTTCTTGGATTATTTTTGCTATTAACATTAATTCACCTCCTTATGCTACGTAAAAATAGCCATAATTTATCCGCATATCACCAGAAAAAACTCTATCAAATACCGCGTGTACATCACCTGAATTTTTTGAGCTGTCTCCAAGCCAGGTTGATCCCTCAACATGGACGTCACTAGCACGACTGTCTCCATTTGAAAGAGTTATCGCAAGTTTAGTTCTTTCTGTAATAGTAATACCGTATTCGTTTTTAAAAAGATTTACTATTTCTGTCCATGTATGAAGCAAAGCTGAATCATTTCCAGCAGGGACTGTAACTATTTTGCTTCCAGCCACCATGTACAGCTGTTTTAAAGGTGGTATCCTTTTTCCTTCCACCTGTAAAGCACCACCAACATCAGGATCATAGAAGGCGCCAAAAGCCACACCATTTTGATGAATTGACATTTGAGGAATCCCGCTTTGAAGTATTGTTTCTTTAAAAATACCTGTCGTTATTTTATCTGAAATAACGATTTTAAAATCATAGTTATTTTCAATCTCAAAACCATTAGCTCCTAAATCACCGGCTATTTCTGCTTCAATAATAAAGTTATTATTACTTACACTATAAGTTATTTCTGTATTTCCTTGTATCCATGTACCGCTTCCTTGAGTCTTGTAAAAGTACTGGATAGCTAGTTCATTATCAACGTTTCCAAAATTCCCATTAAAAAATTGTCCTTTACATACAACTAGTGCATTTGAATCTATTCCGCCTTTTTCTCGAGATACAGTTAATTCTAAAATTGCTGGTGTAAAATAATCTATAAAATTAGGAATTACTGATTCTTTACTTATAACATTTCCTCGACTATCTTCTACATAATTAACAATAGTATTAGAAGCAGCATTATTTATGATAAAATTGTTATTTTCGGTATTTCTGATAACATTGTTTCCGCATATTATACGATATTCTTTAACTGTTGCTTCTTTTACAGCGTTTGCACTATTACCTGTAAAAATTATTTTAGAATATCCTTTTATTACTGTTGTATTACCTGCCAATTCTCCATTATCGACTGTTAATGTTTCAAGTCCTGAATTCCATGTCGGATCTGGATTTTTTATGGTTATTGTTCTATCCCGATAATCAGGATTAACCCACTGGCCATTGATGTTTGTGTAAATTCCGACCCGTATTGTTTGCGAATTTCTAGTACATTTTTGACGAATTAATTTTCTTTCTGCATCTGTCAAATTCCAATCCAAACGTCCACCTGTACATGTTCTTTCACAAATATGATCGCCAGTAGGATTTATTTCCAGCCATGCTTTTACTCCTAAACCACCAGGATTACTATAAGTAAGCCAAGGGTCATCTTCATCTGTAAAATTTTCAATCATGCTTGTTAAAGCTGCTTGTCTAGGAATCGATGGAAGAGACCATGAGCCTGTTACATCTTCGTTTACTGTATTTGAATAAACAGCTGCAACAACATGTGCACTAAAATTAAAATTACCATTTACATCATGATATACAGTTTGATATCCATTTGCTAAATCACCTTTATATCTTTGAATGCGGCTATTATTATTAACCAGAACTGCACCAAAAGCATCACAATAATCTCTATAGTGATAATAATATGATGATGTTCCTCCAACAACAGTTACCCGCCAATAAATTACCGATGAATTAGTAGCAATATCCTGACTTACCAGCGCCCATGCAAATTCCAGGTATCTGCCTTGATATCCGCCACCGCCTAAAACACCACTATTCGCCATTTTCATATACCTCCACTTCATTAGGATTGATTCTATTAATTATTGTTTGATCATTAATATTTTGAATCAGTAAATTAACGATCGCTGCTTTATTCTTGATAACAGCTGTATTAGTTACGATACCGTCACTATCGAAGATAGTTATATATTCGCCCTGTTTATTCATGAAACCAATAATATCTGCAAGAGCCACAAATTCTACATCAGTACCAATAGAAGAAATACGAACACCTCGACCGATCTTGACCGTATCCGACCAGGTTTCATTAGAGTTGAGTGACCATTCCATTTTCTCATCACCTTTATTCAGCATTAGATTTATGATTGGACAGGCATTATCTGTATCACATTCAAATACGATCGTTATATAACCGTCTGATATTTCAAAGGTATGTTTAAATTCGGTATAGTCATTATTGCTTAAAACAAATTCATCTCCATTAATAAGCAGCTTAATATTAGCTAAATTAACCAGTTTTTTATAAACAAAAGACAAAGTATATATACCGTTAGCAACATTTACCTGCTGTTTTAAGCTATTATTTTTTAATAATAAAGCATAGCCATACTGGTTTCTAGAGCGGGTCTCTACGGTACTGTCAAGGTTATAATCGCCTTCCCAGGAACCATCATTAAAACAGCCGATACTATCTTTGATAAGATTATTTCCAGATGTTGTACTTAAAGTGTTAGTTAGACCATCCAAGCCTAGAAGCATATTTTCTACTGTTTCTTTTACTTTTGTTTCTTCACCATTGATTTCAATAGTTGAATCTTTTACCAAAGCTTCTATTTTACCTTGTTCCAGTTCTAAAGATGTATTTAAACTTGATATCTCACCTTTTATAAAATCAATATCACCGGTATAATCACTGATAGGAATCCAGCTATTATCTTTGTAGATTTTTAAAACATTAGGATAATTAGAAGTATCAAGCCATTTAATGTTATTTACAGGATTTTCAGGTTCAATATCACTAATAAAGATATTATTGATACTTTTATATTCCTCAAATGCTTTTATTATTAATTCTCCCTGTTCATTTAAATAAAAACTAGGATCAACAATTTCACCATTATTATTACGTTTACCAATTTTTATTGTTCCTAATATTAAATCAAGTTCAAACATTTCACCTTGTAACACCCCTGTAGTTATAACATTTGCATTAAAATTACCTTCTAAATCAAATGCTATGTTTTTAAAAGAGGATCCCCCATCTTCACTATAACCTAAACCACCAGACGTGAACTTCCATAATTTTGTGTACGGCTCTAAAGTAGGCGTATTCATGATTGTCCAGCCACTAGGCTTACCATCATCATTTACATCAATGACTAGATTACCACCATGCTGGCCTAATATTGTTTCACTACTATGTTTAAAAGCATTTGTTAATGTATTATACAGTTTATTTAACTTAATTTCTGTGGGACTTGATGTCTTCATTACTACATCGTTATCTAACTTCCCAACACATTCAATTTCACTGCTAAAACCACCATCTAACATTAATGTCTGCTTCATTATTACAATATTTTTATTTACAAGTTTAATTACATCACTATTTTCAATACTAGGATTACCACGCCATTTGAAAGTACAGGGCTGATAGCTAAAACCGTTGACTTTTAAAAAGATTTTATTAAGTAATTCTTGAGTCATATATGGATTGGCAAAACTAATCCCATTACCTGATCCACATGTATATGTATGTTCCTCATCACCACTAGAAAGTGAATTAATAACAAATTCACTTTCTAAAGTCTCTTGGTAGCTGTCTTGATAAATTAACTCTTCATTAATTATTAAATTAGTATTACTATACCAATAAAACTCCAATTCACCAAAGCGATTAATTCTTGCATTACATCCCATTAAACCAGCTAAATATCCAAGTAACTCTTTACATGAAATATTTTCATAATAATGATCAATAATCAAATTTTTATACTCATCTAAATCAATTTCTGCCAATACAACATTACACTGCCTTAAAAGATCATTTAAGACATCAATAAACTTTGTTTCATCATTAAAAACAATTTCTGGTTCATATATATCATCAAATCTTTTCATAGCATCATAGCCATTCAATTTAATCAAATATTCTTCTCGAGATACTTCATTTACAATATATGTCCCTAAATCGATCCACTCAATTTCATCACTAAATTTTAAACCACTTTGAACCACTATTTTTGCCTGTTCAAAAGAAATAATCTCTTCAGGAATAAACATTTCTAATTCAAATGCATTACTACAAACATCTCCAATTGAAATCACTTCACCACTACAACTAATTTCTTCTATCTTAATACTTTTAAAATATTTACTATCAATTTCCTGATCATTAATAATAACTTTAGTTACAAACTCTCGCATTGGATAAATAATCGCATTTTTATATTCACTGCTTACATTCAACATTACTTATTCCTCCTAACGCTCTATAAATTCTATTGCAAGTCCCTGCCATAACCATTCATTAGCATCTTTATCAAAACAATAGACAGGTACCGTACGATCACTAACATAGACATTCATTGTCACATTTTTACCTGCTTTAGGATCTGGATACGTAATATCAAAAAATACAGGTTCAATTGCTTTTAATATCTTTGACATTTCACTTGTAAGCATCGGCGGGAAGGTAACGGCAAGCTTACGCTTTACCGTTATTCGATCCCTAAACATATCACCTAGTACATTTCTTCCTGAGCCCTCACTACTATCCAAATCTGATTCCTGCCATTGTAAAGAACTAGGATTAACAAACAAATCTTTTCCAATTTTTAATATTTCCATTTTTTTCACCACCTATATTAATAATGGGCTTCTACCCGTTTGCATAACTTCTCGATTATGCGCATTGATTACCTGTTTAGCCACTTGTTTTCCATCAACCTGGAAAATTGCTGTAACTGTTGTATTAGCTTGATGACTTCTCGACATAGCACTAACCATAGCGTTATAAACACCAGAACTAATTCCTGAAACTATTTGATCATTATTAGCAACAGCCGTCTTCCCATTTATTCGTCCTACTAACTCCGGCCCTGCTTCCCGTGCAATAAATAATTCACCTGTATCTACAAAACCACCATCAGCAAACCCAAACAATGATTTAATTCCGACAAATACGCTACCAATACCATTCATAGCTTTTTTAACTATACTCACTGATTTTTCAACACTTGCTTTATCTGCTTTTGATGTGATCTTTGCTTCTAATTTATTATCTTTTACGATCGTATCCATCTTATTCATTAGACCCTCAGTTTCAGCACTTACTTTATTTTCGTTATTTGCCAATCCTTCCACTAGCTGCTGACATAGTTGTAATCCTTCTGCATTACCCGCAGCGGCAAACATTTTGACATTTTCTGCTAATTTTCTTTTATTATCATCATTCATATTAGACATTGCTACATTTTTCATCAATGTTAAAGTGTCTAATCCTGCTTGTTGAGCATTATTGATTTGTTCTGTAGACATCGACCACATCTCATAACTATTTTTTAACTGTTTCTCTTCCTCTTCGCTTAATACAGCACCTTTTTCTTTAAGATTAGCTATCATTTTTTCATAACTATCACCAAAGACCATTGCCTTATTAACAGTTTCAGCATTAATAATTTCATTAGCTAACTTTATTTCTTCTTTTTCTTCATTAGCAGCTGTTAACATTCTAGTTTTACAATCTTCCCTTGCTGCTGCCAAACTTGACCATGTGCTAGTTCCTTTTTCACCAATTTCTAACATTTCTTCGGCCATTAATTGAGCTGATGCACTCATAGATCCATCTAAACCTTGTACTGCTAAGTTATAAAGATCTGCCCCCTGTTTATTAGCTTCATATGCTGATTTAGCTTTATCTAGAGTTGAACTATACTCGTTTAATCGTTCATTAGATTGCTGCATCTGTTCATTATAAGTCTCTAACATCGCTAAATCTTCATATGTAGCAGTTCCATTCTTTGATTTTTCTATTATTTCATTATATTTTTCTTTAATCTTAGATTGGTTTTCTAACTCTGTATTGTAATTATTTTGAGCCAATGCTAATTCACTTCTTAATTTAGATTCATTTTTTAAGCTTTCAACATATCCATCATAATATGCTTCTACTTTCGCTTTTCTTTCTAATTGCTTTATATTCGCTTCTATAGCCTTTTCAGTATCCATCCATTGCACTTTACCCTCTTCTGTTAATTTTACAGTTCCAGGCATCTGACTATTAATTTCTTCAATATAATATTTAACCTTTTCAAGATTACTATTATCAAAAGAACCTTCTTTATCAGTTAAACCTCTAAGACTTTCTACTAATCCTCTAACAGCACTAGCTTGTGCCTCTTGTTCTTTGGCTGATTCAATCATTGAACTTGTTTGATTTTTTATTGCTTTGGTTGTTTCTTCCAATTCTTTTCTTTTTTTTGCTTGAGCTTCAGCTATTAAATCCGTATCGATTTTTGCTTTTTTTGCACTATCACTAAATAGAGATAATGCTCCAACAACTAATCCAATTGCCCCTACTACAGCTACTAAAGGATTAGCCTTTAGAAATTCTAATGCAACATTAAAAGCCATAGTAGCTGCAGTACAAATATTAGTAGCTATAGTTTGCAAATTTATTACATTTGTATTTGATAATAAAGCATTATTTAAAACAGTATAAACATTAGCTAAAGTTGATCCTTTATCGGCCATTTTTGACATCACATTTTCAAATCCAACATTTTTTATTGTATTAAACCCTTTTGCAATATTATCTAATGTTGATCCCATATTTTTTATAGATTCATATCCTTTGCTAAATGAACTAAAGTCAAAATCAATTTTTCCAATTGATTTTGCCATATTATCTAAATTCTTAATAGATTCGCTTAATTTTTCTATACTTTTCTTTGCATCATTGGCTTTGTTTTCAATTGCAGTTATTTCTGTGCTCATATGAACACCTCCTTTATATAAATAGTTGAAAATTATAAATTAATAAGGTATTATAAAAATATAAATAATCAAGAAAGAGAGTACATGTAAAATGAAAGAATTTAAAGCTTTAAGCGGGTATAAGGTTGAAATTGATGGAGAAAATCTTTTTTTAAAAAGCAATATTCTTAAAGAAAGATGTTTTTTGCCCCATCTTGAATGGGTTCATTTAGATGATTTAAATTTTCAAGGTAGAGGAACTTTGCATATTACAACTGATGATGATGCGACTTTTAATCAGGTATATGGTAGAAAACAACAAAAGACAATGAAAGAACTTTACGAAATATTACTTCCATACACTAGAAGAATGATCGTTGATGCTGAAAATAAAAGAATCACTATTTTAAACAAAGGCAATAAAGATAAAGTTAAAAAACCTCTTAACAAAATAAATGTTAGTGAACCTTACACATACGTGAGTTTTGATGATATCAACAGCTATGAAATAATCAATGACTCACAAACAATTAATAATAATATCTTCACTAATGCAGCATCAGGAAAATATGTTGCTGGGGATTTTGGAACAATAGTTGGAATATTATCATCTTTAGGAAATGGAACATTTATTAAAAAACTTCAAATAAAACTCAATTTAAAATCTCTTGAAAAACCATATGTAATGATAAATTACATTACTCGTAAAACTGATATTGATTCCAAAATGGGATGTTTCCTTATTGATATGTTTCAATCAGATATTTCAAAATTAGAACAGATCTTAAAAAAAGACCAACAAGCTGATTCAATACCTAATCCTAAATCTTCTAATGATATTCCTTTAGATGAGTTAAAAAAACTAAAAGAATTATTAGAGTCTGATATCATAACCCAAGAAGAATTTGATGCTAAAAAGAAACAATTATTAGGATTATAATTACTCAGGATGTACTTCTGTACATTCTTTTTTTATTCCTGATATCATTTAATAATCCCATTTATATTGTAGAATAAAAATATCTAAAAGATTCACAGCATCTTATAGTATTTATTTTTATATCTTCCTAGTTTAATAATTTAATTATAATGAGGAGGTATTTTTATATGAAATTATTTCGTTCAGAAGAAAAAATACTACATGATGAGAAGAAAGCGAATTAAGAAAATTTTATGAAGATATAAATTTTACTAATTCCGAAGAAGATATGGAAATCTTAAAACAAATAAGAGCACTTTTAAAAAAGAAACCTTATATTCTTTAAAACATATAGTACCTGGTATAGATAGAGGTACATTTGATAGTATAACTAGATCTACATTTCTTGAATTTTACATTTTAAAACAATTATCTAGTAGTAGAAAAGCTATTGATACCCACGTAAAACAAAATAAAGAATTAAATAATAAGTTTGATCAGTTAATTGAAATCTTAAAGTCTAAATAGCTATCTGTATAAAAGAGGTCAATGAAATCAACTTAAAAAGGCTGGCTCTTTTTATTATGTTATCTTTTTAACATCTTATTTTTTAGATTTGAAGTATATAAATATCATAACTTTAAATTAAATAAAACAAATAATTAGTTTGATATTTACTCATGATAAACTTTAATAGTATTTCTACTGCATTACCATAATACAAAAATACTAAAGAGGAACGATGATTTCATTCCTCTACTTGTATGCATTAACCCAATTTTCCATCCATACTTTTGCTTTCGCGCGTTCACGTTCAACTGTTTTTTCATGATCTTTATCTAGCTGCTCTTGATTAATAGGATAAGGTTTTGAAGTATAGGAAGCTGCTTGTTGACCAGCTTTACGACAGAATGCATTATAGATTGCGGTGCTAACTGCATCATATATATACATTCCTTGAAGCCATAGTTGATTGTTATCATGCTCATTTTTTATTTCATAAGCTTTTCGATAAACTGGGGCTAAAGTAACGTCTTGATTGTAAAACTGATCAAAGCTCATTCCAATACTTATATAAAAGGGTAATACTTCTTTGAATATTTCTGTATAAGTTTTATCTTGCGTGGAAAGTTCTTCTTCTAGAAATTGGCTTTCCACTTGATGGCGTTTTTTGAGGTATTGTCCTCAAATAGGGTATTTAGTGTATCCATTGCCATTGTACTTAATTTATTGTACATTTCATTTTTATCAGTAAATAATTCAAAAATTTCTTCTACCAATGATTTAGTAATTCTTTTATGGTGAGCAAAGAAAGCGTATTGAAATAATTTTGGTAGAATTGTCACTGGTTTTTTATCTAATTGAGCTAATACAATACCATCTGCTTCCATTTTTTCTAAGGTTTTTCTTGTATATTCAAGAGTATAGTCTACATCTTTATATGTAAAATTAATTACTTTAGCCACTGTTATTTCCTCCTAAAAATTAAGCTGTTTTTGTTTGCCAAGTTGGCGCATTTGTTGGGGTAATATATAAATTAGTTTCTAATACACTATTAACTGCCATCGCTGGTAGTCCCATAGCACTAGGTTGCCCTGTAAAAAATACAGATTTTTCTAATCCTGGATGTTTAATTTCAAACCATACAGCTTTATCTGCTTCTTTAGCTGTTTTATAAGCTTCTACTAAAGTAGCCCAAGCTTCTTCTAATTCAGTAGTGAAATTAGCTAAGAAAGCTAATGCCCCTCCTAAATCTTTTAACCCTTCTACATATGTTTTAAATTCTGTTTGACTTAAATCAGTTGTTTCTAAAGTTTCTGGAGATGGATTCATCTCAGGTACTGATTTAATTGATGGAATTTTAATATATCCTGTAGTTGGTCTTGTTCCAGCAGTAGCTTCTACTGCGTAATTTACCGTTACACCGGCTGTACTCATTGCGATTGCTGACATTTGTATGTCCTCCTTATTTAATTATTAATTTTTCATATTTTACTAGTCTTCTAATATCATTGATTTCTTTATCGTCAATCAAACCTAACTGAATTCGTAAATATCCAAACTCATTCATTTTTTCATCAATGATAGTTATAATTGTTTTAATATCATCCATTCCTAATTCATTTGAATTTGCTATTTCAAATTCAAATATTTCATTACATACATTTTCCAATTGATCAAATGTACTATATTCAGGTACTACAGCATCATTTGTTAAAACAATTGAAACAGCAGGAAACACTGATTGACTATTAGACAATTTTTGATTGGTAATCATTACTTCTGGATAAGCCTCTTTAATTTTTTGACTTACCTGATCATATATTTGCTGCTCATTATCATTCATATATAAAACACCTCCTTCATCACCATATTTACCCTTTTTGAAGTTATCTTTTAACTTCACTTACATTGTAAAACATAACTTCCTAAAAGATTCGCTCCCTTAATCAACAACTATTTTTCTAAAATCTCATCCTGTCTATTTTTTCATCCATCAAAAACATGATTATTTTTTCTAAAAAATCTAATAATTTCATCATTTATTATAATAATTCACTAATTCTTTTTGCTAAACAAAACCTTAAACATACTTTGATTGAATATATTTATAAATATTTCCAACAATAAAAGGAGATATCTAATTGATATCTCCTTTATAACTACATTTTATTTGTTTGTTCAAACAGCTTTTTTAAAATAATATTAATCTTATTCCTAATTCCGCTATCACTATAATAATATTTATTACCCACTTTTTCCATTTTCTCATGTTTATTAATTAAGGCATCATTAAGAATATTAATTTCTTCATGTTTTAAATCACTATTTTTGATAATTTTATCAATTACTAACAAACCATTTTTTATAATTTCTTTCTTTTCAGGATTATTTGATTCTGTCAATTCATTTTGCCAAGGTATATTAAGCTGTAATAAACATCTTAAAATTTCAATATCATTTTTCATAAATGATTTTCTCTACTTTCTTAATGATTCTTCTTAAATCTGAATAATATTTATTTTCACTAATATTTGAATTCTTAAATAATTGCTTTTTAGGAATTTTATTTGAAAAATGATTTAATAAAAATGTAATCTCTTCTTCTGTTAAATTATTTAATATTCCCTGGTAATAATCCAAATAATCTTTTAAAACATTATCATAATCATTCTCTAATAATTCTTCTTTTTGACTAATCAAAACATATAGCTTAATTTCTGTATCAATAAATTTTCTTTTCATTTCCCTATCCTCTCACTTTCTAATATTATTATAGTAAATTTTGTATAGAAAGATTTACTTTCTTTTTTATACCTAATCATTAAAACTGCTATTACCTCCCCTTCCATATTAGATAAACTATATTAGTTTTCTAATAAAATTCTTACATCTATATTTTACACTATTTTTAATTTTTATAATTTGACTTACCCCCTCCATAACACCGATAAAACGGTGTTATAATTAAAAAGTTAAATTTTCTCATTTTTTGATAACACAAAAAGTGTTAAAAAATAATTTAAAATCACTTTAAGTGTATATTTCGATTTTTCAATAAATATTATCCTATAATACATAAAAGAGGTGATATAGTGTCTAATATAACAGGTGAAAGAATTTCATATTTAAGATGTGAACGCAATTTAACTAGAGATCAGTTATGTAAAATTATTGGTGTAAGCAAAAGAACGATTGTTGCATATGAACAAGGAACAAGAGAACCTAGTATCAAAACTTTACGAGCGCTAATTGAGTATTTTAATGTTTCTGCTGATTATATTCTTGGCTATACAAACAAACCACTTAGATTAGATACTATCTGTAAAGAAGAAAAATCTTTTATTCTCCTCCCTAGAACAATCCAGGAATCCCAAACAAAATATAATTCTATTAATGATTATATTAGTTATATTGCTAATAAAAGAGACTAATAAAATTTGATTTTTAAAAAATAATTATATTTGAATATAATACAATCTTATTTCTCATTTTAAATATCAAAAAAGGCCCATAAAGAATACGCATCATACTCTTTATAGACCTTTTATTTTAACTTTTTAAATCAAATCTTAAACAAAATTTAATTACTATCTTTTTATATTAAGTTATCTAAATTAGCTTTTGCTTTATACGTTATTTTTAAACGATAACCTTCATTTGCTGCAATTACCCGCATTGATGTTTTAGAATCATTACTAGATGCATTTACACCAATACCATAATTACCTAAACTATTACTACGTTCATTAAAATCATTTTCAAGTGCGTTGAATTTTTCACCAGCACTATTAAAACTATTATATTCCTGGTCTCCATTTACTAATGTAATGATTTCTTTAAATAATGGATAACTGTCTTCTTTGATCTTCAATGCTTCAAAATCTTTTAAATCAGTAGTACTTTGACCGATAATTACATCATTAGTTTCACCAGATAAATCATAATTAAAATCTATTGTTATCTCATAAGTATCAGCAGTTAATTGATATGCAAGTTCGCTATAAACGTTATTTTGATCAGTTACATAAAAATTATAATCTTTATCAATTTTCATTTCACCATACTTATCAGTAATATTTTTTAAATCAGCTTCAAGCTTTTCGATTTTTTTTACGTATGTGTCACTATTAGTTACTAATTTTTCAAAATCAGATAATGTTCCAAAATAATATTTTATCTGTTCTTTTTTGATATCAACTTCTCCTAATGGTCCTAAAGTAATTGCATTTTTAGGTGTACTAACAGTACTTTCTGATGTTGCTGTTTCTTCTAAAAAACTACCAAATAATAAAGTGGAAATCATTGGTGAAAAAATCAAGAAAAGCGCTAGAATAATATACATAGTGTTAGGAAAAGCGTTTGTTCTTTTCATTGGTTGATAACCTTTTTCTAACCGATTTCCACAATGAGGACACACTTTAGCACTATTAGGAATATTTTTTTTACAATAAGGGCATTGTTTCAT